TACCTTACATGAGCGCGAAACAACATATCAACATATCCGGATGCGTTGATAACTATAGCGGTATGTATAACGTTATACTTCGCACAACATATATTATGTCTAGTTTTTCCTTGGACGCAGAAAAGCCAGTTTCCCGAAAAAGCATTCCGGCGCCGGGGGCGATCCCAACCGGAAGCGCCAGCCGGAACAGACACCAGCCGGTACGCACGCACAAAAAAAACCCAAAAAGGGGGGTATCTGGGGGATTCACTTAGGGGTGTAATGGTACTAATATACCCCGTCTGAGAACTTTGGCGTCTTAAAAGTTGAAATCGTTTCGGGGTTTCCCTGTAGTATTCCCTTATTGTCTTGTGCTATTCCCTTATTGTCTGGGGGTGCTTTCTGGGTTTGAGGTCTGGAATGGGTGAATCTGGAATGGGGTTTGTGTTTCCCATGCCTTATTCGTTTCCCATACCCTATTACTGTGCTTTGTCTTGCTGTATTGTGTTGGGTATTTGGGGTGCCGCGGGAATTTTGGTGGTGTTATTGATTTGCGTAGGGGTGGAAATTAGGCGCGTAGAGGGGTCTCTGGGGCGTTTTGATGGGTGTGGGTAGGGGTAGGTATGTGTTTTGGGGAATATGGCAGAGAATGGCGTCATGGGGTGTGTGGGTTATCGACCATATCCGAGTTTGTAGTGGATCACCTGAAATACTCCGAACGACTAAAGTCGTGGGCTTCCTTGCGCTAAGACAGTGATACATGCAGAACAAGTCAGTTCAGGCAATGCCGGGTTGCGCTGCGGGTTTATTCGTTACCGTCAGACCCCCATGCCTGACTTCGACGTTGGGCCTATAATGATGCTCGTTTCCAGTGGCCTCGAAGCCATAGCGTTTCCCGTCCGGGTCGGGCAGAAGTTGCCCGTTGGCGAGTATGTCACAGACCAGAGTGCGCTCAGGGTCTCGCATGTGCTTTTGGAGACGCGACAGCATTTCCACGCGCCGACGGTTCCAGTCTGCGGAGTGCGCCAGATTTCGGCAGTGCTCCACAAGTTCGTCCTGCATGAGTTTGCCTTTCGGGTCTCCCACGGCAGCGCGGATGTCAGCCACAAGGCCCAACAAGGCGGTGGACTCAAAGGAGCCCGCGTTGGAGTCCTGCGGGATAAGAGAGTCTTTAGGCGAGGTCATCGTGAGTCACCTTGGTGTTCGGAAGAATTCGGAATCCGCCCCACTTATAGCGATAGACTTCCATCTGGACTCCTTCCGCCCGGTTGTCACAGACGACGCACCAATCTGTCTTTCGTGGATTGGTAGGCGAAACGAAGCGCCCCCAACCGCCACCGCTACCAGTGGCATGATATATGCACGAGCCGCAACAATGCCGAACAAGGCGGTCGAGTGCAACGGCCTCAGTTGCAGGTCTTTCAATGGTCTTATTCATGGTCTTTCCTTTCTAGTTGTTCGTGAGGCCGTGCCTCACCTTGGTCGTTCGACTCATGTATCCATGGATGCTTTTCGATCTCTTCGATGTCGCACGGTTCCGCGTGCTTTCGGAGGTCGTCCAGCTTTCCGAGTCCCTTGAGCATGTCGCGGGCGACTACTTCATCGCCATGCGTTCGCAGCACTTCAGCCACGCCCCACACGGCTCCGGCGATCCATCCTTTTTGGTGAGCATTCATAAAGTCGAACCAGTCAGTGGAGCGAACCGCCCGTTCGCGTCCTGTTTGATTTCGGTAGCGTGAGCGCGGCGGTCGCTCACTTCTGCGTTAGCCAAAACTTCGATTTTTCCGCAGTGAATGTAGTGAGCGATTCCTGGTGGATCCCCATCAAATGCGATGTCTGCGCCCTGAAGCTCGTGCATCCACATGCGCGTCCTGTGGTCGCGCCATTGCGGCTCGTGTTCGCTGACTACGGTTCCGGTGCGACTGCCGACCTTCACTCGGACGCCGGGCTTGAGTTTTCCGATGTCGTATTTCGTGAGCATAGCTTGCATATTTGCGCCTTGGGTTATTCTCCGCGTGCCTGATCTTGGCTGTTCGGCAGAAAGAATCTGATTACCCTCTTCCAGAACGGCGGAGGTTCTTGGAGTTTGCGCTGGCGCTGGTATTCAATCGCCGCGAGAGCATCCATGAATCCGACGGGTTCCCCGTGACGGATTTTGTCGCAGATTTCTTCCATATATGGATCAGCCGAACCAGTTGTTAGAGAGGGGCGGCAAGTATCAGCGCTCGCTGTGTTGTTGGATTCTGATTTATTATTCATAGATTTTAGGTGTTTCCGCCTCACCCTTGACGTTCGCCTGAGAAAGGCCTTCCAGCAAGCCTGCAAGCTCCGCAGCAACTTTTTCCACTAGTGGATCTTCTATTCCCCGGTTTTTATTGTCAAGAAAACGAGGCACCTGAATCCAGTTGACCTTGTTCTCGCCAAAGACATACCTTGCCTTTAAGAAGGATAGTGGCTCGCCCACTCGCGGCATTTTGTCATCAATGATGACTGCAACTGCATTCTTTAGGTCTAGAGTTTTCTTCAAATAGTATCTGTCTTCAATTTTGAGAAAATCATATCGAGATATAATTTCTTCTTTCTTGAAACCCAAGTCAAAGACCTTATTCCAGTATTCTGCCCATTCTCGCGTGGCCGTAGTTAGCAAATTGACATTTTTGTCTATGCGCCTGCAAAAATCAAGTAGTTTATAGCCAGAGAGTCTAACCTCAGAGAGATAAAGCTCGTCGCCAAAGACACCCACCCATTCTTCTGGACGAAGATAGCCGGGGATCTCGTGCAGAGAGAGGCTCTTTATAAGCGTATCGTCTAGGTCAATAAAAATTTTCATGACAACAATATAAGTGGAAACCCGCTCCTTCGTGGAGTGTGGATTTGACTTTCTTTCTAATGTACATTTCCTTGAATAGCTATCTGCATTACCTCTTTGAACTGAGAAGACAAGGGAGAAAGGTGTTTGAAGATCTCTGTGGCTGTTTCACGATCCCCACAAACCACGGCGAAGGGAATGTCAAAACAGTGCCAATGGCCAGCCTTGATATTACTAGCGTTCTCTTGTTTGCGCGGCTCCATATATTCTATAAGTTCTTGGGGAAATTCAACCCCAGCGCGTTTCTGCATTTCTTCGATTGTCAGGTTTCCTAGCATCATGTTATTCCTTTATTTAAATGGCCACGATTTTAACCGTGGCCATCTTGTTAATCTCTAACCTTCCGCATTCGCTCTGCAAACGGGTCATATTCTTCCTGAATCCCGAACTCCCATGTTCCTGCTGGAATCTCCATGGTATCGTGCCGTTCTTCGATAACACATCTTACCTTGGTTGGGCTTTCGTTTCTCATATAGCGTACTCCGTCAAGCTCATAGAACTCGCAGCCCTCTGCGTTCTCTACGAGGTGATGGTTACCCGTTGTTTCACTGTCCGCGATCTTCAACGTATCTCCTACGTTGATTTTCTTCGCTCCATCTGGAATGCAAGATTCAAAGATCATGCACTCTCCATGTAGTATTGCTCGTTTCATTTTGTCCTTTTCTTATTTTAGGTTTCTCAACAAAATTCAGGCTATCCCTATCAAATTAAAATCCCGGCCGCCGAATCTCTCCCGAATCGCATCCCTGAGAGTCCGACAATTAGGACTGACCCACTCGCAATGCCAGACCCCTGTTGTCTGATTGAGCATCTTTAGACAGGGCTGGTATTCTGAGTTTGGGAAAATATCTGACATGTCCCATAGTTCGTATTCGCTTCTGCTCCACCAAATATCGTCATAATTTCGATAAGTGTCAACCAATTTTCCCTTATCTAACATCCTTTCAACACCTATCTTTCGGATGAATTCTGCCTTCTGGTCGGCATTATCCAACTTAAAATAATCGTCAGGCTTTAATTGAGACGAAGGAGTTTCTGCAAGCCACTGAGGAACAACAACCCCGTTCAAACTCCAGAAGCCCCAGTCCTTGTATTGTAGAGCTTGCTCGGTTTCCGAATGGAGTCCATTTTCATTTAACAGGATCTTAGAGGGTTTTTGGCAGACCACGCAGAAATCCTCGAAGGGATAAATTAGACCTAGTTTTGATGTAGCGGACCAAGTGGTGAACTTGTCCTGTAGCTCTTTTTCTATCGTTACGATTCCTTCGCTAATGAAGAAATCGTAAAAGCTGAAAACATGAGAAAAAAACGAGCCATCTTGATAGGGCCAAACAAAGTCTTTGACCTGGGCCATGACCTGATTATCGATCTGATTCCCGACCTGATTCCCGACCTGATTCCATACCTGATCCCAGACCTGGGTTCTGACCCGATCCCTGACCTGAGTATCGACCTGGTTCACAACCTGATCCCTGGCCTGCTTCATGACCTGACCCCAGACCAGGGTCATAATCTGGGCACTGACCCGATTGCTGACCTGATCCCTGGCCTCGGCACTGACCTGGGTCATGACCTGATCCCCGACCTGACTCTTGACCTGTTTCCTGACCTGCTCCCTGACCTTATCCCAGACCTGATCCCTGACCTGACCCTCTACCTGATCCATGACATGATTCCTGACCTGACTCATTACCTGATTCCAGACCTGCTCCCCGACCTGACTCTTGACCTGTTTCCTGACCTGCTCCAAGACGTGACACCAGACCTGAGTCTCGACCTGATCATTGACCTGAGTCTCGACCTGGTTGCCGTTCTTAAATAACTCATTTAAGACTAAAACCCCACACCAGGCTTTAATGGGGTTGTCAAAAATAAAAACAGGCGTTCTTTTCTGTTTTAAGATTTCTGTCTGAAAAGGCCAGATAATCGCCTCCGCCTCCGACTGAGTAAATGGCTCCGTGTTAAGCCCGATGTCAGTCCACTTTTTGACGTACAGTGGGATTTTAGCCTCTTGTTCTGGTGTTAGTTTTTTAATCATAATGTGAATCTAGTTATTGGTTAATTGAAGTGAAATGATTGTCCCTCTCGCTTGAGAGATTCGGGTTCGGTAGATTAAAATTCGAGGTCACGACTAACCTCATTCCTTTCTAATTGATTCGACGGCGTTCGGCTCAAAAAATCTGCATCCGAAGTTCGCGTCAGTTTCCACACTGTCCACAGTTGCGCATTCCCATCCTCCTGATACGGTAATTTCCGTTCCCCGTTGGATTTGCTTGCAGACGGCATCCAGCCATCCGTCCTTCGGGTGCTTGTCTCGCGGATATTCCGCCAGTCTCTCTCGGACTTTGGTCGTCGCTTTCCAGTGGCGGCAATCCCGACAAAAACCGAACAAGGCGGGGGACTCAACGCTGACCACGTTGGTGCCCATCTTGGATTTGATGCGTTTTTTCGCTGTCATCATGACTCACCTTTGTCGTTCGCCATCGAAATTGCTTCGGCGCGTCGATTCCATTCAGAGAGGTCCACACCCCTCAAGTCGTCTTGGTCTGTCCCCCAATACCCGACTACGATTCCGAGCGGATGCACCTCATACCACCCCCAATAGCCGCCGCCCGTTTCTTGGTGTCGGTTGGTGTGTTTTTCGACACGAAGCTTCCAGCTTTTCGCGTATTTATTGCGTTCCCGAAGCCTTTCCAGCGCGGGCATGTATTCTTGTGGGTCTTGTAGTTTCATAGGTCTAAAAAGTTTTTCCATGGTTATTATTTATTGGGTGTTATCTTGTAGTCGCATGTTCCGTCCGGGTTACTTAGCTTGGATGCCATTGGTGTCCACGGTCCACCTTGTAACCGGCATATATACCGGAGGCAGTCGTCTTTTTTGTCGCAATCTTCACCGTTACAGCGGCAAATGTCGTTGAGTAGCTTATGTTCTTTATTCTGTGGCAGTTGGGTCGATGGTTTCGGATTCGATGATGGCTTCTTCTGGGGAGCATCCTTCTTTGATTTTGTCGAGGTCATAGGTGATTTTTTCTTGGTGGATGATTTTGCGCTTGATGAGTTGGACTGCGCTTATGGGTAAGAAGGTGTTCTCGTCGATTTCGATGGCCAAGTTGTATGCCGGGTTTTCTGCGTACTTTAGGTCTACAGTACATCCAGCCCAGTCAAGGCCAACTGAATCACTTCTGGTAATCTTGAATATCCGGTCCTTAGTGTGGATAAGGTACTGATATGTGCTCAGGACAAGGGTTTTAGTCCTTGGTCCGGGTTGTTTCTCTGGTGCTTTGGTAGGCTCCGGCTTCTTGCTTCTGAATTTGCTTAGTATGTTCACAGCAGCCCACTTTCCTTACAGTATTCAATGAATCCTTCCACCGTACCCTTGAAAATAGGGATTCCGTTTTCGGCAGCGAATTTTATCTCGGCGGTTACTCCCACAGACTCCTCCCACCCCGGCACAGTGTACACAAACAGTATATCGCATCTGGATAGCAGGTTCATGTCGTATCCTGACCAGAATTGCCATGTACCGCCTAATCCGGCATTATGCAGGTGGTGACTGCCTACTATGGGTGAAAGTGTGTGTATGCCCGTTTCCAGCAGCTTTTTAGTGGCATTGAGGGCGAGGTAATACCTCATCTCCTCAATCTGCTTATCCCTATGGGAATATGGGCTGGCCAGGTAGACTAGCGGGTGGTTCGTTATGGTGTTATTCATGGATGCGTTGGAGTTCGTCTATTTATTTTGAGGTCTAGTTCGAGTTCGTCTATTTTGATGTCTAGTTCGATTTGTTTGGCGCGGGATTCTGCTTCCTTGATGATCTGGTTGTAAACAGGGACGGGGATACGATCCAGTGGTATTTCATCCCCATTTGGCCCGGTTATGGAAATGATCTCCCATCCAATGTCCTTGTGTGTTGCTTCGATAGAACCGTAGGCATATTGGAAGGAGTTGTCGACCAATTCCAGTTCTACCGTGATGGGAATTTCATGGCCCTCTTTGACTTCCAGTGTCCAGTCTATAATCATGATTTCACTATTCAATGGTTAGTGGTTTCTCCCGCACGATTGGACGGTATTTGGGTGGAGTTGATGACTTGGTTTCATCTGCAAGCCCTATGCCCATAGCCTTCTTCTGGTTCTCTTCAGCAAAGCCGGAATATGCCATTAAATCCACGAAGTTATCCTCATGGAATACCCTTGCGGCCCGATTTGCCTTGAATTGAACCATCATCAGTTCTACAAGCCAGTCCGGTAGTGCATGGGGTAGTCTGATTTGGTAGTGTTGCTGGATAAGTCCGGTCCATGCCAGACCTATGTTTTCATGGGAAAGAGATGGGTCGCCATACACCTTGCCGCGTTCCTGTATTGTTTGCTCTACTATGTTGTCACTCATTTTCATCGTCCCGATCTTCTTCTACACGATCTTCTTCTACAATGACAATGGATTCCGGCTTTAAAAGCACGACGAATGCCTTGGTAAAAACATTCATACCACTTATACTTACACGGAATGCCTCGATAACGAGAATTGCCGTGATGAACCCCGGTATCAACATGTACGGATACCACAACGCATTCATGGTAGCCTCTAATCCGAAGAAAGCTCCCGTCATATAGACGGCTGCGATTGTTAAGCACACAAGGAAATCCTTGAGTATGGTCAGTATTACTTTTGTTGTGGTCATAGTGTTGGTTGGTTGGTTGGTTGTTGGTTAATCCGAGAGTGTTCGATTATCCGGCGAAAATACCTTCTCCTGATTCTCCTTATAGAAGTTGAGTCCACGCAACACCCTTTGAATCAACTCAGGGTATATCTTGCAGCGTCCCATTTCTATACTGGATAGCTTGGGGCCGGTCATTCCGCACTTCCTTGCCAAGTCCTGTTGCTTAATCCCTAACTGCCGCCGAATAGTAGCAATAGCCTTTCCGGTAGCGAAAGTGTCAGGAATTTCCACGAGTTGTGTCTTATAGATTTCTTCAAACTTAATCATAACCTTTTTTCGATTTGATGTTGACAATGCTAGGGTTTTTTTTAAAAAATGTAAAGAAAAAAATCGATCTTTGATAAAAAAGTTTTCTGGGCCTGTGATTCGAGATTCGCCTTCTGTATAGAAGCATGTGGGTTTGAATCCCACCGGGTCCACCATTTCACAGCAGGGTAGCTCAGTTGGTTAGAGTCCCAGATTAATATCTGGGGGTCACAGGTTCGATTCCTGTCCCTGCTACCACTTTTATCAAACCCAATGGTCCTTGAAAGGACAATACCCGGCATATAATAGCAGGTTGTCGAGCCGGAACGCGGGTACGAGTCCCGCTTGGGTGGGATAACCCGGCAGGTTAGGCGGCAAGACCGGGAATAGAGATTGCCGAATCCTGTGATAAAAGCCTATTGATTGGTTAGTTGGTTGGTGGTTCGACCAAAGGGAGCTAGCGGTCCCCTTCAAAAGTGCAGGATGGCACAACCGCATAATTTTCGCAAGGTGGTAGCGCAAGTAAGCCCACGGATTTAGCCGTGGGAGGAATTGCGCCCTCCGGTTGAAGGTTGTGGTATTTTCTTGTTGACATAGTTCAATAGATGGTTAATTCTGTTTTTCTGATGAAGGCAATCCGTACAGTCAAGATCAAGTTTTCCGGGGATGTAGAGCATTACGACGCTCTGTGCCTCCGGTATCTTGACGCGCTGAACTGGTTGTCTCCAATCGTTTTTAAAACGAAAGAACTCAATTCCTGGAAACTCCAGAAGCAGTTCTACGGGACGGTCCGGGAGAAATTCCAAATTCCATCGCAGTTGACATGTGCTCTCTTTCGCCAAGTCACCGCCACCTACAAGACCGCTAAGTCCAATAAGCGTTGGAAGCTGGCGGTCTACCGGAAACCGGCGATGCCAGTTAGCTACCGTCGAGACTTTTCCCGTAACAAGAAAGGCGTGACTATTTTCGGAAAGCCCGTTGAATTGATCGGCCCCCGAATCCCGGAATCCGGGTGGAAGGATTCTAAAATCCGTCGAGTCAGAAAACAGTGGTATCTGATACTCTCCCACGAGATCGATATCCCGGAACCCAAAACCGAGGGCTGTGTGGTTGGTGTGGACTTCGGATTAAAACGCCTGATGACTGCCACCAACTCCAACAACCCCAAGACATTTTTCTTCAAAGGCGGTAGGTTTAATCACCGTCGTTCGTGCATCCGGCGCGCCCGCGCCGCTATCCAGTCCGTTGGCACCAAGAGTTCCAGACGCCTGCTTCGCAGAATGTCCAGGAACGAGGCAGCCGTAACGGAGCACTTGCTTCATCTTGCAAGTAAACAACTGGTAGACTACGCGGTTAGTGTCGGAGCACAACGAATCGTCTGCGAGAACTTGAGCAACATCAGAGACAGTTCGCTCAAGAAAGGGAAAGACCTCCGGTCCAAAATCCACCGCTGGCCATATGCACAAGGACAATTCTTTGTCCAGTATAAGGCTGCTGCGGAAGGAATTGGATTCGAGTTGGTCGATCCAAAGAACACCAGCCGGGGCTGTTCCCGGTGTGGTCATGTCTCCGCGTCCAACCGTAAGGGCCTACACTTCAAGTGTGGTCAATGCGGACATCAGGACGATGCCGACCGAAATGCGGCGGATAATATTCGCCTTCGGTCTGTTGTGGCTTCGCACTGCGTTTCCACAACGGGGAGCACTAAGTCCCCTAAAATCTTCACCCCGTTGATCCCGGATCTGGAGTGTTCGTCTAATCGGCATTCTGGTTCTGGTGTAGGGTTGGGATAAACCCCTCGGCTTTAGCCGTGGGATACTTAGAAGGTGGTAGATCAGTCTGGCTAGATCGCTTGCTTTGGGAGCAAGATGTCGGGGGTTCAAATCCCTCCCACCTTACCATTTCAGTACACACTGGATTTCCCACGCTAGTATGGCTTGGGACGGTAGCTAGCTGAAAAACCTTCAGATCTATAGAGCGTCACCTTCTTTCTTAGGGGGTGGCGTTTTTTTTGTGTTTGACAATGGCGGCTGTATGTTCAGGATGGGGCGTGAGGAAAATTAAGACTGACGATATGGGCCAAAAACAATATAACTCCAAAATCAAATGTATAGTCGTTTAAATTTAACATTTTAAGCCCGTTCGCCTTCGACTCGACATTTGATGGATTGTTTTGGTTCATTGTCTAGTTTTCCTCACACTAAGGCGGCGGGCTTTCTTTTGCGAAAATGAGTATCAAGATAATGAACTTGGTCTTTGGCAACCAAGAGATAACAGGCGTAACCAAGCTGGTAATGCTTGGATTGGCCGACAATGCCAGTGACGAGGGATATTGCTTCCCTTCCATGTCAACGATTGCCCACAGGGCGAGTATTAAGGAGAGGGCTGCTCAGTACCACATAAAGAAACTGGAAAGCCTTGGTCTTGTAAGCAGGGTAACCAGGACAAGGGAAGACGGCGCCCAAGTATCTAATGGCTATTACCTGAACATCAGTAAGCTTGAAAATGACTTCCAGCCAATACCCAAGGCGAAAACCTCAGTCAGCGAGGTTCGTTTTGCTACTACCGAAGCGGACTCCGATCGTAGCCCCAATAGTATAGACCCCGGGTGCACAGGTATGCACCCCCCGGGTGCACAGGTATGCACCCCCCCGGTGCATAGGTATGCACCCCCCCGGTGCACAGGTATGCACCCCTATAACCATAATATTAACCATAAAGAAGAATCTAATATTTTAATTACAATCCCCCAAGGTGGTCGCAATGCTCCCACGCATGGGGGTTGTCAGGGAGTTAATTCTCTTTCTCCTGAAGAAAAAGCTCTGCATCTAAAACAGGATTCTTCTGTAGCAGCAGAAAACGTAGGTACTGGAAAATCGGGTAATGTACCGAAGAAACGGGTGAAACGTGAACCTTCAGATGCAGCAATGCAGATGGTGGAGCGATTCGTACGCGAGGGTCTGGGGGTAGTTTGCCCCTCTGCCGCCGAACGTCTGACGCATAATGATAAGGTGAAAATGGCGTTGAAGGTGGACGATTGCCACCGGATTGACCGGGTAAGCTACGAACGGATGGAAGCTATCTGGCGTTGGGTGATGAAAGACGATTTCTGGTCGCAGAATATGCGTTCGCTGGCCAAGTTCCGCACGAACACGAAGGAGGGCGAGAAGTACGTTCACTTCTTTGGCGACAAAATGGATGCGGAAAATAAACGCTTGGCACAGTCAGGGAAACCTCTGCCGCCGGAACAAAGACCAAAACCAACCTACACGACAAACAAGCTCGGTGAGCTGGTGGATTGCAACGGTATGCTACGGGATGATCCGATTATCCCTGGCGACTGGTACAAGTACTTGGACAAGGTGATGGAAGATGAAGCCTTCCAGAGACACCCTGACACCCAACCGGATAAGGTGTACGGTAAGCCGTTCCGGCAGCTACACCGTCAAATTCAGGAAAGCATAAAAGAAATACTCAGAAGACAAAGATGAATACTCAGAAGACAAAGATGAACCCAATTAAAGACCACATTCCCCACAGCCAAGACTATGAGGACGCAATTTTGTGTTGCTGCCTGATTGATCCCGTTGAGACAATGACCCGACTGGAAGAAGCTGGATGCGACGCTTCTTGGTTCTACACGAACCGAAACAAAATCATCTGGGAGAACATAACTCGGGTGTATGCCAAGGATGGTATGGTAGATGAATTGTCGTTGATAGACAGTTTGAAGCGCAACGAGTACAAGGATGAGGATGAGCAAATCCTGTTATCTAGCGTTATAGCATTGTCCAATAAAGTGGACACAATCAGCAACTTGGACATTTATATCAAACATTGCAAGGGGTATGCTGTTCTTCGTGGGATACACAAGGTATCGGTGGAGAACATAGAGCTTGCCCAGAGGTCTGAGCCAACGGATTACGAGGAAGCATTGGGTATTTGCGAATCACGAATATATGGATTGGCGAGGGGTGTGGATTCGGAGAAGGGATTTGAGCCGGCCAGTGCGGCAATGGCTAGGGCGATGGAGCAGGTGAACCGCGCAATTGAAACGAGGGGTCAGACGGAAAGAGGTTTTTTGACCGGCATATCGGAAATTGACAAGGTGAGCAACGGGTTAAAGCGGCAGGAAATGATGATCTTAGCTGCCAGACCATCAGTGGGAAAGACGGCACTATCCTTGCAGATTATGGATCATATATGCGTAACCGGCGGCAAGACGGGCTTGTACTTCAGTTTGGAAATGGGTAACGACAAGCTCGCCAAGCGCATGCTGTTCCAGAGGGCGAGAGTCAACAAGGATCGGGTGATTGAGGGATTTGCTTCTAAGGCGGAAATAGAGAACATCAAACGTGCGGCAAAGGAGATTTCGGAGAGTAAGATATACTTTGACGAGACACCAGGCTTGACGGCCAGCATGATTCGGGCGAGGGCAAGACGGTATGCTGCGAAGATGGGGGGCTTGGATTTGTTGATGGTGGACTATGTTGGTTTGATTACACCGGAGGATCCCCGCGTGAGCAGGAATGAGCAAATAGGCCAGATATCCAAGGTATTCGTGCAGATAAAGAAGGAACTTAACTGTGCAATCGTGCTCCTTAGCCAGCTATCTCGGGACAGCGAGAAGAACAAGCGACGCCCGAACAAGAGTGATTTGAGGGATTCTGGGGAGTTGGAACAGGATGCCGACCAGATATTATTTCTGTGGAAGGACGAATGGGAAGACAGTTACGAGCCGGGTACGGTTCGGTGGATACTGGACAAGAACCGGGATGGAAAGGTATCGGATTATCCGGGTAAGCTAACGTTCCTTGGAAGCCAGATGCGTTTCTGCGACTACATCAGCGAGGAGCAATATAACGAATCTGCGTTTTAAAAGGTGTTGACACTTAGTGTGTTTGGTGTAGCTTTGTGTGTATTATGGCACGCAAAAACAAAGGAACACAGGGAGCATTTGGCGGTAAGGCGAGGAAGGATCGCCAGTCGCTTATTCCCGGTAAAATCACACCCAGAGCATGGCTACGCAGAAAATTAAAAAGAAGTTGAATCGGTTTGGAGGATTTATCCAAGCGGTACGGATGCAGCTAAGACGCATTAAATGGCGATATAGGCCGCTTTTCCTATTGGGCCTAGTCTGGCATGGCCTAACCATGCGAAGGGCGACGAGAGACACCTTTATGCGCCGTATGCGAGCATGTGCAAAATGCCCGGTATATGGAATGATCTACTGTACGGGGTTAAAGAAGTGGGTTGGCAATCGTGTATGCCGCCCATATCAGGGGAGTGCATTAGGCTGCGGGTGCTATATGCCATATAAGGCGGCCTATCGGGATTCAACTTGCTGGGCAGATGAAACAGGTGCGGCGAGTGCCCCCGCAATGAAAGGAAAGGGGTGGGATGCGAGTATCCGCTAAAACATTTTGGGACAGGGCGCGGTTGTTTCCCCCGATACTTTGCAGGCTTTTGGCTGCGACTAGGCGGCGGGGTACGGCAGTGGAAAAGACGACCGAGCAGATTGCAAGGGATAGCGGCTTGCCGATTAAGCGGGTGGAAGCAATCTCTTGGCATACGGATTGGGATCAAGTGCCATTCGGTGAAATGTGCAAATTCCTTCGCGGGTGCGATATAGACTTTGAGAACGCTTCACAGATGAAGTTGTTGACCAACTACTTCCGGCGGGGTGCAAAATTCGGGTATCTGAAGCGCAGTGAGAATTGGCCCATGTACGAGCGGATGCTGGAAAAACTTGGACAAGCATATAGGGAGGAAGGCTAAGGAAATGGAAAGTGTACTCTTTATATGGAACGTATAGGCGGGAAATTTAGAAAACAACAAAGGATTGTTATGAGCGAAGAACAGGATGTAGTGAGACTGCCAACAAAAGAGGAACTGGAAGCGGAGGTACAGGCATCACCGGAGTACCGCGCCGCAAGAGCATTGATTGACGAATTAACCGAGCAGGTACGTAAGTCTGAAGCTAAGATGAACACGCATTTGATGGAGTACAAGAATGAGAAGCTTCACTATGCGAAGCTTTGTAAGCAGCGAAAGGTGGCGATTGCCAAGGCAAACACGGTGAAGAAGAAGGTTTACAATAAGATGAAAAATAAGGCTATCGAAATAAACCGTAAACTACTCGGTATCAAAAACATTTGGAAAGACCCGCGATATCGAAAGGAAATTCAGGTGGCAAATCTGTATGCCCCTACGAAGCGTGAACGCGCCGACATTGAGGGATTACTGGAATAGCAAACTATGGCAGGTAGAGGACACCCAAGGAAGAAACTTACCCCGGAGGAAGTGGAGGAACTGGATAGAGCATTGGAAGCATCCAAGGGTTCTATGGCTGGTGCTGCCCGGATACTTGGGAGGAACGTCGAAACCGTCAAGAAGTGGCTGAACAGCCATAAGCCATTACTGCGGAAGTGGAAGCCGGAACGGTGTGAAGGTGTGGACCTGGATACGGAAGATATATTCCGCGCACCCGTACTAAGCCCGGAGGAAAAGCGATATTTAGCCGCGAAAGAAGCGGACAAGCGTATAGAACAGGACGTGAAAAACCTAGGGTTTGATGAAGGTGATTCGGAATTTCTCATTAAGGTGGCCAAGTCCACAGTAGGCAAATTTGATTCGGTCCATGACCTTGCATTGGGGGGAGTAGTCAATACCCTTGGAAACCTTATTCTCTTGCGGAAGAGGTTGCAGGAAGAATTTGATAAGGTAGCAGAAAACCCGGAAGCCCATGACATCGTTAATTCGGTTGGTGTTGTTACCTATCCTGGCCATAAGAAGCTTATTGAGCTTTCAGATAGAATCACTGCTATCTCCAAGGAGATACGGAGCGTCAATAAGGCGATGGAAGATGGTTACATCACTAGAGCAAAGATAGAACAGATAAAGCGTCAGCGTGAGGAAGAGGAAAGGACGGGGAAGAAATTCGCTGGATTTGGCCCGCCCAAGACGATGATTCAGAACAACTATTATGGGCCGCTCCCACACAAGAAGGGGAACGGTTCGGGGGTAGAGGTTGTGAAGGAGGTAGAGGATGATTGAGAAGCGGGGGATGGATGAACGGGATATAGTGGAATTGTTTGATTGCGAGGTTCCCGAGTTCCCCGAGACAGCTAAACCGCCGCCCGATTGTGACAATACGAAAGGTTGGTGGCCTTCGCTTTACCCTACCCAGATGAAGGCATTTAACTGTTACCACAAGTTTCAGCTTTATTATGGTGAGCGTTTTTCGGGTAAGACGATAGTTGCGCTGCATAGACTGGTCCGGCATTGCTGGGAGAACTGGTCAGCATTTGGGATGATTGCCACGATTACCCGTACATCGGCAACAGCAGGTGGTGCATGGGAAAAGCTTATTCGGGACGTTTTACCTGAGTGGCAGGAAGGTTTAGGACTCACCTACACATCGGAGAAGCGGGACGATGCGCAGAATCGGTACATCAAGATTGCCAACAGGTTCGGGGGTTGGAGTACCATCATGCTCCGGTCTATCCCCCACGGAAGCCAGGTGTCTGCAAGATTTCGCGGTACAGAACCATCATTCATACTCTTTGACGAGCTTCACGAAACAGATGATCCGGTATATTTTACGGAGCTTATTCAGCAGATTGGGAGAAGGAAGGGGATAAAACACCAGCATTTTGTAGGGGCCTGCAACCCGTCCGAGAAGGGGAAGAAGCATTGGGTGTACCAGAAGTTTATCGCACCATTTGAAGATCCAGACTTGGACGAGGAAAAGCGGGAAAGGCACATCCGGCAGTACGCGGTATTCCACATACCATTTTCCGAGAACACTAAGATTGAGAATCCACAGGAGTATTTGGACACGATTTTGGAAGCCTGCGGGGACGACCCAACGGCAGTAGCCAGACTTATGCGGGGTGAATGGGTGGAGAGGCAGACCGGCCAAGGTATCTTTGCCGACTACTTCCTGAAGCCCCTACATGTAAGGGGAGACTTGAAAAACCCGAGGCAACGGTTAAGTCCGATACAGGGATTCCCTATAACGGTAGGGTACGACTTGGGGGACAAGAACCAAGCTATTGTATTTATGCAGAAAGTCCCGATTCACGACAAGGTCGTGTGGATAGTGTTTGACGAGATAGTGACCATTGGAAAATTCATCGACTACAAAAGCATCACCATATCCATCATGAAAAAGATGCAATACTGGTGCTCGATAGCTAACAAGGAATTTGCATTTGAGCACATATCGGATAAATCGGCATACGACCGTTACCGCGCCAATACGGGAAGCTACGACTATCAGGAGATTGAGAAGCACAGCAAGGAAATGTTGGACAAGTACCCTGAGCGTTTTGTTCACCTGACAAAGCCGATAAAGCTGCGGGAGTGCCCGAAATATGACGGTTCGGTTGATACACGTGTACGCATGATTATCAATCTCTTACAGCTTGAGGAAATCGTTATCGACGCTCACTGCACGAATGTGATTGATATGTTCCAGAACATCACAGCCAAGAAGGACAGCATATTCACCCCGCCAAGCGGAAGCCCTTGGAAGCACGCACTGGACGCATTAAGCTACCCCATCCTCTACCACCACGGCGGCCACAGTGGAAAAGCAGACATTGACAAAGAGAAACCTAAGCCCGCAATATATAGAATTGGCATTTGACAAATAGGGTTTCTGTCTTAAAAATGCCTTAAACTCAAAAATTTATAGCTATGAATGAAGTAAGATTTGATTACGCAAACAACGACGACCTGAGAAGCCTTCTGGGTGGGTTGCAGGTTGGAGAGTCTGGCAAGATTACCGGACTTAAATTTATAGTAAGCCGGAACGACGAAAACGGCATGGTTGCTTCCATCAAAGAAATCGAGGTCGAAACCGAGGATGGTGAGATTACTACCGAGCCTGACGTGGATTCTGCGGTGGACATTATTATCGCGGCCATTGAACCAGAAACTGGAGATGACGAGGATGAAGGAGAAACCGAAACCGACGAAGAAGGGGAAATGTTCTTTACCGGCTAAGGCAACTCGCACCAGGGGATACACACACAAATGCTTTCTAATCGAACAGTTCAGGGAAACAATGCTAGGGGACAAGCTGGAATGGGACAGCGAAAAAGTCTGGCGATTCTCCACCTATGCACAATTGACCATATCGGAAATAGCGTATTTGGTGGGGTTAACACCGAGCCGGTTCGAGGATCAAATGAAACGGGGATTTTCCCTTCAAACCAGAATTTTACTTTTTAACGCGGCTACGGCCTACGGATTTTACAGATGATTGACTACGACATTCTCAAGCATTACGGCACAACCGAGGACCGGATAAAGGAACTGTTCACAGCAGAGCCGGGTTCCCCCGACTACGAAATGCGCCAGAAGTGGGAGAAGATGATCGAAAGTAATTTGTATGAGGGAATCCGGCGCAACCTTGAAACGTATGAGATTTATGCTTCGGCAGACTTGGCATGGGACGGAAACATCATCACGGGTGAAGTGGTTCCGCTTGTCATGTACGCCCAGAAACGTATCGGATTTAAGAGCCTGATTAGCAAGCTGAAAGAAGCGGGTTGCTCGGACGAGGATTTGAAGCGGGTCTGTGAGTACGACGAGGAGAAGAAGGAGTTCAAGGACGTAAAGATCAGCAAGTTCATTGAAACGAGTGTAAATTTGGTACGCAGCTTTGTGACCAGACGGCATGCTGCCCAAGCCTCAGCCATATTATCCCGCCGTCCATTCTTTCAGTACGAGCCATTTTCCAAGAGCTATGTTGCCCAACTTCGCGGGGACGTGTTAAGTCAGCGAGTGGAAATGATGGCAGACCAATACGACTACCGGCATCAGGCATCCCAGATGATTAGGGACTTTTTACTCTATCCTCACGTGGTGGAGTTCCCTGCGGAAAGCTGGCATATTGAGCGGCAAATCCGAAAGACCAATCAGGACATTACAACTGAAGGTTCCTTCGGGATGGAGAGCTATATTGTGCGGGAGGGAGTGCCCTTTGTTCGCCCCCATCCTTCCAGAGTGGCGTATGACATTTCAAGCCCATTAAGCAGCATCAACACCGATACCGGATGTGAATGGATTGCTTATTGGGAAGCGGTTAGGTATGGGGATGTTCGTAACAACACCCAATACTTTAACAGGGAAGCGATTACATTTAGCCGCCGAATGAGCGAATTATTCCGGGCATACAGGACATACTTTGAAATTTACTACCCATGCACCATGAAGTTCCCGGAAGCCAGTCAGGACGTACCGGGCTTAAACGACAGGGAAAATAACATTGGTGTGTACAATGCTGATTGGGATGATAGCGCGGTAGTGTTGACGGAATACCGGAGGAAGGTGGTTCCGAAGGATTGGGGATTGGGTGATTATCCGCATCCAGTATGGGTCCGGTTGGTAGTTGCGGGGGAAAAGACGGTGATTTACGGGGAGATTATGCCTTCTTCGATTCCGGCCTGCTACTATGGCTACAATGAATCCGATTCTCGCTTGGCTAACATAAGCTTCGCACATGAGGTAATGCCTTGGCAAGATCAGGCAAGTAACCTTCTTTCCCAGCTTTTGCTATCCCAGAAACATAGCTTGCTCAAAGTGTTGGCCCTGAATCTGGATAAGCTTTCTCCGGAAATGGTGAAGGAAATACGATCCATCTTGCAGGGGGACAACTACTACAGTGCCCCTATTGTTCTTCAATATAGCTTGGAAGACGACAAGGAAATAGGTCGGGACCAAAAGGTAATGGACCTAATCGAAGCCAAGCAAATAGACGATGTTACCTTGTTTTTCAGGAGCTTGGTTCAAATCATTGCACTGGCAGAGCGGGTACTGAATTTCTCGCCACAGGAACAGGGACAGCCAGCCCCCAGAGAGATTAGCGCAACAGAGGTACTGGAGATAGCCAACACGGTAAACACCATGTACAACTTCATATCCAAGGGGATAGACGAAGGTTTTGCGGCAAAGAAGCGCATCATCTATGAATCACTGGTGGCCAAGTGCGAGGGTAAGATTTATGTCCCGGCGGCCAGACGATACCCAAAGAGCATCATTGAGGCAGCGGGCTTTGAGGTTGTGGATGAGGATGCGGAAGGCTTGGTAGAAACCAATTTAAAAAATGCCCGTCAGCAGACCATTATCGGCACAAGGGACAGACTTGTTTACAACTACACCTTTACCAGCAGGGAAGGCTCGGATAGAGCGCCTCAGCAACAGACTGCGCAAATCCTTGTCAACCTTTTGGCTCAAATCCTGCAAATCCCTGGTGTTGCCGAGAGGATTGGAAACGAGGGAATTATGCGCATCGTTAATGCCATTATCCGTAATTCCGGCGCAAACATCGACCTTACACTTGACCCGATTGACGAAGTGGAAATGGCAGGTTCGGAGACGCCACAAGGGGATGATATGGCCCAGCTTCAAAGTACGATTGGGGAAATGGCGCGGATACTGGCAGAAACAGAAGTCAGGGGAGTGGAGAACGAGCAACGACTTAGCGAGCTTACCCAGATTGTACAGGGACTTTTAGGAGCAAGCGGCAGGATGGGACAGGGTATGGTAGCACCGGGAACCCCCGGCCAGCCAATCATAGACCGTCAACCGGCAGTAGTTAGCCAGCCAATACCTGCCAGCCCAATGCCCCCTGAACCCTTTGGAACAGTTTAACCTAACAAACACATATTATGGACGAAGAAAATAAGATCACAGATCACACAGCAGCACTTGACACTGAAGTACGGAAGCCAGAAGAAGCGCATCGTAATTTGGTGGCACAAGTTTTAGGTATTGGTCCGAAGCTTGACGACGAGGAAAACGACGAGGAAAAGGCGAAGCCGAAAGAAGATGTTAATGACGGCGATACCCCTGAAGTCACCACTGAAGTCCCCCCTGAAGTCGAGCCGGACAAAGAGCCAACGGTAAAAGAGACAACGGTAAAGGTGAAGAAGGCTCCGAGGAAAGACCCTTTCGCGCCCGATCCGGTCCAAGTAGACACTAAACCCAAGGTGGCAGACAAGCAGCCCCAGAAACCTGCTGTCGAGCCTGAAAAGCCAAAGGAGGACAAGAACATTGGATTCTCGGAGGAAGAGCGAGCAGAGCTCGAAATCTGGGAATACGGCGAAGAGCACGGTCTTGCACCAAAAGGCATCACCGACCAGATGCGGAAGTTCTTCAAGGACCGGAAGGCGAAGCTTGAAAAGCTGGCAGAGGAAAACCGAGACGATCCAGACTATGATCCGAAGTCAGACCGCGCCTACCAGCGTTGGCTGAGCGCAAACCGCCCGAACGTTACCGCCCAGCAGAGAGCCAAGATTGAACGTGAGCAGTTGATTGCGGCGGCAGAAGAACGTGCGGAGAAGCGGATAAGAGAACGCCTTGAGAAGAAGATTAAGGAATTGGAATCCCGCCAGTACCTGAGTGAGGTAAGGCCAGTCGTGGAGCGTCAGGTGAAAGAATACCAAGCGCAACTGATGGAGGTAGTACCGGAAGAAGTCATGGCACACTGGAAGGAGTCTCAGGACTTTGACAAGACGATCGAGGAATTCCCCATTGAAGCACCTGTTGCGGTGGAGGAAATCAAGCGCACAACTGCGGTGGCACAGGAATACTTGGCTATCCGCAAGGGACTCAAAGCATTTAACGGTGCGGATGAGATCCACAAGTTCCTCTATAAGTTCGTCGACGACCAAGCAAACATCTTCCTGAAAAAAGGCGGTGACAGGTTGGTACGTGGCGGCAAGACATTCGTTCACCCCTACCAGTACGACCCGGCAGACGGAACAACGTGGACATTCGATGATGGACATGTACTCTCCATGCTCAGAAATTATACCAAGCAACGGATAAAAAACCGCATCGAAGAAGAACGTGACCGCGTAAAAAAGTATGCAAAATACTATGACGTGGACCCGAATGCCGGAGACAAAACAAAAAAGGATTCCCAAAATGGCACAGGTGGCCAAGGCGGGGATGATCCAAACAAGCCGGGTAAACCCTCAACTTCAGTAAAGCCTGCAATGGGTGGCGGAGCCGCAAAAGCCAGTAAACAAGCGGCAGTCAATCCGGTGGCAGAAGTTTTGGGGTTCGGTAGGCGATAAGCATTTCAGCAATCGAAGTTAGTCAAGTCGGTGTATGTTCAGAAGTTTTGGACTGCACCGATTTTTTTATTTCAATTTTCGGGAATATTTCACAAGTCGTTGAAATCGGGTATATAATGGAACCATAACTCAAACAAAAGGAGAAAGATTATGGCTAGTCTATTGGATAAACACCGTATCGTAACGATTGACGACAGTTGTGGATGTACCCTGACTCGGGCTTCTATTACAGGACTCACTCCCGAAGCCTTCGCTGCAATGGGTAAAACCGAGTATGCGCGACAACGCGCCATTGCTGAAGCAGTTGAATCTCGCGCCGTTGGTGCAATTGCCCGTCCATTGGAAGTATTGCTCAAGTCCCGTATCCGCGAGGTTGATAAGAGTGCTATCCAAGAGCGGCGCGTACCTGGCCGTCAGAGCATCATCCTTCCGTACACGTATCGTATCCGCAAGACCAACGTGTCGAGCGATTACTTTACAATAGTCGACGGTTCTGGCGCACCTAATCCGGGTGCTGGTACTAACGGTATCCCTGCTTCTGCTTGGGACATTACTGTTACCAATCCAGACAGCCCGCGTGCATCTGCATTGACCGGAATAAACCGTTACTTCCTGCCCGACCAATACCTGTTCATCAAGCACTATGACAACTCTGCCCCTGCGGGTAGCCGTCAGAGCTACTTGACTGCGCACCGCATTATTGCATCGGAACCCGTTACTGGCCAGCCCAATCAGGCTCGCGTAACCATTGCCGCATCTATCACTGATGAAGGATGGGCCTTGCTGACTCCGGGTGAGAAATCTGTATGGCAGCCTCAATTTGGGGTAGTTGAAATCGGTACAAATAACATCGACGACCGTGAATCGTGGTGTCACAACGAGGTTGCGGAAAATCCGAACAGCCTGATTGTTGACTGGCACCAGACCAGCCGTTATTCCGTGTGTTACACCAAGGAATACGAAACGGTTCTCAATGCGATCATGAACGGAGAAGTGAATGAATTCACCCGTAAGTTCGAGTTCCATCCTCTGGTTGAGCAGAATCGTCAGCGGTTCGTCCAGTTCAACAAGAAGTGGATGCGGAGCGTGTTCTACGGTTACTACATCAACGAGCATCAGACTCCCAATACTTACACCGACCTTCCCCCGATCCTTGACCCGGAAAACGGTTGTCAGTATGGCTACAAGGCAAATGCCCTTGGTCTGCGCACCTTGCTTCGCAACGAAGGACAGGTGATTGACGCTATGGGTGGCGCTCTTGACCTTGACCTGATTTTCCAGTTGGGTTACGAAGTGAAGCGGAATCGTCAGGTTGACGGTGGAGTGGTTGATACCATTGACATCATGACCGACAAGAATACCGCCGACCTGATTGCCCGGTTGATGATCCGGTATCTGCAAGACACCTACGGATACGCCGTCGAGAAGAACATTGAGAAGGGTGCGTTGATGGACGAGCATCGGACGATTTCGTTCACCTACAACATCTACGATGTTCCGGACCAACAGTTCCGTTTGGCGGTCTTTGTTGACGACTTCTTCACCGACCAGATCACCATGTTCTCGCCAGAGCATCGTGGGCGTGCCGGTCAGGTGTGGGTAATCGACTGGTCCGACTTCCACATCGGTATCATCGACACCCGTTCGACCAAGACTGAGTTCAAGGGGGATGTTTATCAGAACGCCTTCCGTGACTTCTCTTGCGTCATTGACCCGAACACTGAGTATTATGACCTGCGTTCTTGGACGTGGAATACTCAACTCGGGGATGCGAAGCGTCACTTCCTCATCGAAAACTTTGACCCACGGCTTTGCCCGAAGCTTACTAAGAGCGTATGCGTTCCACAGGAGCCTTCGGAGTCCTAATCCAGTGTGTTAGTGTTCTAGTGTTGGTGTGTTGTTGTGAGGCTCGGAGAAATCCGGGCCTCTTTTTTTGTGCTTGCAAATGGGTAATTGGTGGTGACAATCATCCTTGATGATTTTGAAAACCCCTTACCACAATTATTCTACGCACCAGGAAGCATTGATGCTGGCCTTCAGTAAGACGAAGGGAACGGTGTTGGAGCTGGGATGTGGATACTATTCAACGCCGCTTCTGTACCATTTATGTAAGGGTGCAGGGAGAAAGTTTTACAGCTTCGACAGTCATAAGGATTGGGTGGAACTGTTCAAGGATTACGGGGTGGAGTACACTCGGGACTGGAACATTGGCTGGACGGATGCGGAATTGATATTTGTGGATGGTCCGGTTGCCCCGATAAACCGGGGTGGCATGATAAACAGGTACAAGGATGCGAAGGTATTGGTGGCACACGACACGGAGCCGGAGAACCGTCACAAGTACGACTATGATTTTTCCGGCTTCAAGTATGTGTACACGTTCAACACACAGTGGCCACACACAACCATTCTCAGCAACCATGTTGATGTGACTCAGTGGCAAGCACGAAAATAATGTCATGGACCTGACAATATCAACATCTTGCTGGAACTATGGACACTACATTGAGGAATGGGCAGATGCTATCTGCGCTATGGAGAAGTACCCAAAGGCTGTCTGCATGGTGGACAACGGGAGTACTGATTCGACGGCAAAGGAATTTGAGAAGGCGGCGAAGCGATTTAGACGACTTGGTATCGACGCACGAATTCAGGTGCTTCCTGAAAAGGTAGGATTTAGCCGCGCAAGGAATATCTCCATCGGGATGGGTAATACTGAATGGTGTATGCACTTGGACGTTGACGACCTGATAGAACCGAAAGCACTGGTGTACGCGGAGAAGTATGAGGAGCATGCAGACGTTATCCAGTTTGCGTATCAGGCATTTGGAGCGGAGAGCCGGAAATCCTTTTATACGGGTGGCAAGGGGGATCAGATATTATTTTCCAGTAAGCTAGCTAGTGCGGTGAGCCCGTTTCGGGGGTGGTTGTGGGAAAAATCCCCGTATGACGAGACAATGCCTGGCAGCATGGACACGGCGTTATGGATAGGGTTCTGCCATTTGGGTGCAAGATTCGTGGCTACGAAGGAGATTTGCTATCGGTACAGGGTACACCCGACCAGCCTGTTTCATGGGAGAAGTGCATTGGAAAAGCAGAGACTTGGATTGCAACTGATGGCACTGCGATACCAGAGTAACCCGCTTGTCAGCATCATAGTACCCCACAGATACGGTTGTCCTTATCGGGATGCAGCATGGGCATGGCTGAAGAAGAGATACCAAATGCTATATCCTTGGTGGGAGATTGTCGAATGTACGGATGGTGGTGATGGTACATGGAACAAGGCAAAGGCGGTGAATGACGGCGTTAAACGCGCCAAGGGGGATATTCTGATGGTGAGCGATTCGGACGTAGTTGTGCCGGACAAGGCGATACTGGACTGCGTGGACAGCATGATTCACGGAGTGGTTTGGGCGATACCCCACAGGAACGTAGTCAGGCTGGATGAGGAGTCGACTGCATCGGTATTGAAGAAATCACCGGACACGGGGGAGAAGTTGGGCGGCAACACGATACGGGACAGGTACGTGGGAGTGGCAGGCGGGGGATTATTCTTCATGCTGCGGGATGCCTATATGGATATTGGCGGCTTTGACGAGAGATTTGAGGGATGGGGCGGTGAGGACTTGGCATTTGGCATAGTCGCAACATCAGCCTACGGGAATCCCAAGCGGTACTGGCATGACCTTATCCACCTTTACCACCCCTACCAACCCACGAAGAAGGGTAGATTTGGGAACAATGAGGACTTGGGCATGAGGTATTGGAATGCCCGGAATAACTCATTTGAGCTAAAGAATTTGATTGCACCGGGCATTGCCAACTTCCCCGGTTACAGGCCTCCACTGGAAAGGTACTATGCCTGCTTTGATTTAACCACATATGAGCGGCAGACAAGGGGGAATCCGTTAGCACCGAAGTTTAGGGAGATAAAACAGACGATGGCCGGTCAGCTAAGGACAGGGGTTTACAAGATGACGAACGCGAAATTCGTTGCAGGCATGGGGGCTTTGCCCTGTGTAAGACAGATAACGAAGGCAGACTATGAGACATTGCTTTCCCGATAAAAAGTCTTTGACAACCAAGGGGATTTATGGAAAGTAAATGGTATTATGTACAACAGGAAAAAGAACAAAGGAAAGGGACGTAAATGAAGTTTTTTTTAATCCAAGATGTTAGTAGGAAGGTAACTTCTGGTAACAAGGTGTTCAATTTCACGCGGACCCACCGTTCGCTGGCAACAGGAACCGATTGGGGGGTGATTGCGGTAGATGGCGCGGATGCTGATTTGCTGACGAAGATAGCA